GGTTACCTCTTGCGAGATAACTCCCTATTAAAAGGGACTCTTCCAGCCAAGTCGTATGTCGACGGACTTGGGACGTCCTCCAAACCGGAGGTGCTCCTTGTCGGCGAACGGCAATTCGCCTGGTTTCAAGAAGTATTTGACCAGGGCACCAAGCCCAGAAAGCGGTGAAGACCGCTTCCGTGGCCTAGCTACAAATCCCCTAACCAATGGGGAGTGTAGGGTAGAATGCTCCCTCTGGGTTTCATAACCAAAGGAAACACTTTCCCTGCCAAGGACAGGAGATGTGCTAAGAACTAGAGGATAGAAACCTCTCAAGAGAGGCTCCAAAAGTTCATCGCACCATGCGGCGCTAGTCCAAAGTCCCAACTGATATAGTTGGTTCCTCAAACTAACGAACGACATGACCTCCTCCGATTGGTCCAGTTTAGTCGGAAGCATTCTTCGGCAACGAACGATTGACACGTCGTGACCGTCGAAGAACTCCCGGCCACAAGACTCTCTGAACCTTCCGGTCCAGAAAGACTTGTCGCTATTTACCTTGAAGCCGAATAGCTCTAGGTAGCTGTAAACTGGAACGGCGCTATCTACGGGGACAATGATGTCATCCCCATAAACTCGCACCTTACCTCTGTACTCTTCACAGAGTTCTGAGGTGACGGGTACCCCGCGCGATGACGCGATTGCCATCATGACAACGGTCGAGAAGACCATTGCCTCGATGGGGAACGTCAAAGCGGATCCCATAGACGCGAACTTGGCCAAACGGATCACTCCGTGACCAGGAACGTGTGCTCGTCGACTACGACAAGCAGCAACCCCTTCTTGCAAATTGGGGAAACTACTTAGAAGCGTCTTTACGAGCAGCCAAGAGACACGATCGGAGGCTTCACTAAGATCTAGTGTAGCGAATTCCCCTGTAAGGGAACCTTCTTGAGCCATATTCTGGTTAGGAATCTGACTCTCGAAGCCGACGTACAGGTAGCCGTTGTTTCGGTTTCGTCCTCCAAAGGAGAACGGTCCGATATTTGCGGTTTCCATGTACTCCACAAATCGTCGCAGCAGACCCTGTTGCACGTATTGCATGCAAGTAGGCTCAACCGCAATAATGCGTGGGGCTTTGGCCGTCTTAGGCACCGTGATAACCTTCACAGGTTTCTCGGCACCGGGACTCAGAAATTCGACACGGGAATAGGCACTTTGGTACCTCCAATTAGGCAGAGCGAACTCCCCGAAGGGGAAAATCCTCTCGAGCCTTTCAGTCCACTGCAGCTGATCAAACTTACTGTTGCCAGTGAGTCGATCAGCAGTGGCTCCCGGGCCATGACGTGGGATGATGCGGCCGTAATAGACATCTTCGTCTATTTGTTGCAGCACTGTTCCCCACATGACCAGCGATGCCTTCTTGAAGTCATGGAGAAGCCCCTCTCCCGAAAGGGATCCAGGGGACATTTCCAGACTAGCATCGTTTCGCCGAACTTCATTCTCTATCTCGATATAACCCGCAATCGCCTTCTCTACCCTAGCATCACTGCATGGGATGAGAAGCTTGCCGTACATAAGCGTCAGCTGACGCACGGCAATTATTGCATCGATATTAGGTTGTACGAGAAGGGCACCAGTTCTTGAATCGAATATCTGATCCATAAAGCCGCTCAGAAATCGAGGGGCCGCCTTGAACTCCTGGTTGTA